TTATCCGACATTGGCAATAGTATCGGTGCTCGCATTGGCTGCATCTTTTTCAAAACGCTGTTGCATTTGGGCTATACGTTCACGCAACTGCCCAATTTCTTCAGCTTGTTCACGGATTACGACATCTTTTTCTTGAATGAAAGCAAGCAAGCGTTCTTCTAATCCAGATGCTTGTGCTTGATGCGTTTCCGAAGATGTAGAATGTAGCATGTCCCCCTCCCCCATTATCACCCATTCAATATTCGTTTGAGGGTATGATAATTTCATACGACGAAGCAGGTCAATAGATAGTTTTTTTCTGCCGCTCTTTATATCGCTTATACTGGCCTTGTTTGTTCCTAATTCTTTGGAAACTTGTACATAGTCGGATATAACCCCACTTGCTTTTAGGGTGTCAAGTAATTCTATAAATCTGAAATTTTCATCCATAAAGTGTTTCAAGTATGAAAAAATACACGTTAATATTTTGTAGTATGAAATTCTCATACTATCTTTGTGGCGTGAAACTAATAACACGGCGGCCAAAGATACGAAAAAAGGCCGAGACCGAAGAATGTTAAACTCTAAAAGTGAAAGGACAATGACACAGAAAGAATTTGAAGACCGTACACGGAGGCTGATAACAGCGGAAGATTACCATTTGGTGGAAACCCTCTACATGGCCGCTGGAGATATGGACAAGGACGAGTTCTGTAAAGAGATGAGAGCCATGTGTGCCTATGATGGCGCAAACGACCATATCGAACTACGCCAATGTTTGAAAGCGATCGGTAGGCGTGTTGGCGGAATGGAAGCAGAACTCAGTTTTTTGAGAAAAGCTGTAAATAAAGAACGGGAAGAACTTGCGGAGTTCCTTATCGGCAAGGCCAGCGCATATAACGACACAGATTTTTATAGTGCGGCTGTGAAATTAATCGGGCAAAAGCAAGTAACGCTTTGTAAAATCAAAATGGGGCTTCCCCTTTGGAGTGAGGATATGCAATATATCAACGACAATCTGAAATAAACTGGGACATGGAAAAGTACATAGCAGTAACGAAAGAAAATCGTGAGTTCTTGATTAAGGCGTTCAAGACTACGAAAATGGCCGTATGGCGAGCACTGACCTTTGTCGAACGTGGCGGCGACAGCCCGCGGGCGCGGAAAATTCGCCATCTGGCACAGCAGCGCGGAGGTATTCTGATGATTGCCTCCCCTGCAATGGAAACAATGCACGATGCTGACGGCTATATGCGTCAGTATTTCCCCAATGGTGTGATGTTGGAATGCGACAAGAACACGGGGCGTGTGGACATCATCAAAGACGGCAAGTCCGTGAAAAACTACAAAAATGTAATGTTAGACCAGTTTCCTGCCATACAGGCGGAAGCGCAATCAATGTAAGACATGGAATATTACGGTAACACGCTTTGTATAAGTCACACCGAGTTGATTGCTGGTATTATGACGGAGGACACGGTGAAGAACCTGCGCCGTCGTAAGCAAATCAAGCAGGTGCAACGTGCCTGTTATGGTACACCCGCGCTGTTTGCCGTTGAAAGCCTGCCATTGAAATACCGCACGGAGGTTTACCGCCGTTACCCCGACTTACAAGAAAAAGCCGACAGCAAGCCTTTTATGGACACAATCACTCCCGATGGACAGGCCATGCAGTTTTACGCGGACTATGTGCTGGCCGATGGTCGCCACCTCACCACCGAAAAGCAGGCGGAATATTCAAACAACTGCGCCATCATGAACGCTTTTCGGCAGTGTATCGAAACCAGCAACAGCCACCGCCTGCGTCAGAGCAAACCGCGCCTGAACAAGACGGAGTTCTGGCGCAAGGCCGCGGCAGCCCTGCCACGTCTGGCCGACCGTTTCCCGCACTCCCTGCCTGAAAGCGACCGCCGCCTGCAACGTAAGTTCAACGAATACCTGCACGAGGGTTATGTGTGCTTCATCAGCAAGAAATTCCAGAACATCAACGCCGCAAAGGTGGACGACGATGTAAAGGAAAGCGTGCTTGTGCAGCTTATCGGCCACCACAACAACCTCGACAATGTGGCGATAGCCAATCTGTATAATGCCGTGGCAAAACAACAAGGCTGGAAAGCAATAACCCCCAGCACAGTGGCAAAATGGCGTGAAAAATTGGACTTGGTGACATCGGCAGGCCGTTTGGGCAGTACGAATTTCCGCAACACGAAATCCATGCAGGTAAAACGAACCAGACCGACCGCTCCGTTCCTCATGTGGACGCTTGACGGTTGGGACGTGGAACTGCTTTACCAGACAACGAAAACCGACAGCAAAGGCCGCAACGTTACGACATACTGTAACCGCCTGACGTTGGAAGTGGTGCTTGACCCCTGTATCAATTACCCGATAGGCTACGCCATAGGCACGCATGAAACACCCGAACTTATAGCCGAAGCCCTGCGCGACGCAGCCAAACACAGCGAGGAACTTTTCGGGGTCATGCTTCGGGCAAACCAAATACAATGTGACCACTACGCCATCAAGGCCATGACCCCGCTTTACAACGTGATGGGCGACAAACTTACACCAGCCCGCGTAAAGAATGCAAAGGCCAAAGTGGTAGAGCCTTATTTCGGCTACTTGAATAAGACATACTGCAAATTGTTCAACAACTGGTCGGGCTTTGGTATAACCACCGACCCCAGCAAGCAGCCTAACAGCGAAGCCCTGAACATGCTGCGGCACAGTTTCCCCGATGAAGCGGGAGTACGCGCACAGATAGACCGCATTATGCAGATGGAACGCCAGCGCAAGGTAGAGCAGTTCCGCAAACTTATGGAGAACCTGCCCGTGGAACGTCGCCTGCCGTTAAGCCGTGAACAATACCTGTTGAATTTTGGCGCGGAAACAGGCCACAAGAACGCCATTGAAGGCAGCGGCCTGCGGCCTACTCTTTTGGGCATGAAACGCGATTATGACTGTTTCGACGTGCGTTTCCGCCAGTATGCAGGCAAACGCTGGACGGTGAAATACGACCCCGACAACCTGCATGAGGTGCTGGCGGTAAGCGAAGACGGCACGCTGCGCTTCATGCTGACAGAGAAATACGTGCAGCCGATGGCACTTGCCGACCGCAAGGAGGGCGACGCGGCCGCACTTCAACAGGTGCAGGACTTCAACAGGCATCTGGAACAACATGTAACGGAACGCCTCGCGCTGGCTTATGAAAAGGCGCAGCCTGTTATCGCGCAGGACAATATCCTCAACCGCCTGCTTATATGTGACAGCCGCGGACAGCACAAACTGCCGAAAGCACAGAAACGCCTGAAAGCCATTGACGTGGAGGCGGTAGAGGTCAAGACGGTGGAAGTGCCCCTGATACCGCAGGGTGCGCCCGCTTCGGATAAAGACGATTATTCAATTTTCTAAAACGAAATAAGATGCAAAAGGACGAAAAACAACAGATTGCCGCACGTCTTAAAGACTACTGCGTGCAGAAAGGCAGCCAGAACAAGGCGGCCAACAGTATGAACGGCGTAAGCGCGGCCACAGTCAGCAAAGTGCTGGCGGGCGATTGGGACACCATCAGCGACGAAATGTGGCGCACGATAGCCGCCCAGACAGGGCACGAGGCAAAAGCATGGCGCATCGCTGAAACACGCGCGTACAGCCGCATGGGCTTCCTGCTTGACAATGCCCGCGAGGACAGCCTTGTGCTGGCCGTTACGGGTGACGCTGGTTGCGGTAAGACGGAAGCCATAAAGAACTACGCCGCCACACACCGCCATGTTTACCACCTCTGCTGTTCTGAATATTGGAACCGCCGCACGTTCATGGGCAAGCTGCTGCAATGTATGGGCGTGGACTTTACGGGCAGCACGGTGTCGGATATGATGGACGACATCATCGACACGCTGAAACGCAAGGAAAACCCGCTTGTGGTGCTTGACGAGGCCGACAAACTTTCGGATCAGGTACTTTATTTCTTCATCAGCCTTTACAACCAGTTGGAGGGACACTGCGGCATCATCCTTTGCGCCACCAATTTTCTGGATAAGCGTATCAAAAAGGGGCTGCGCACCAAGCGCAAGGGGTACGAGGAAATTTACAGCCGCATAGGGCGCAAGTTCGTGGAGTTGCAGGTGGTGAACAGTGACGATATAGCCGCCATTTGCGTGGCAAACGGCATTACAGCCACGAACGCCATCAACCGCATAGTGGAGGACTGCGAATGTGATTTGCGCCGTGTAAAACGTGCTATTTGGGCTTTGCAAAAGGAGGGTAAATAAATAGCTATGGGACGGGCGATAAGCAATAAAAACGTGCTGACGGCAAAATTTGAGGTGGCCGATTTCGATGGGGCGTTTCTTGCCAGCTTCGGACGGCCAGAACTGCGGGGCGCATGGATAATCTACGGCGGTAGCGGTTGCGGTAAAACCACCTTTGTGATGCAGGTCTGCAAGTACCTTACCCGCTTTCGCCGCGTGGCATACAATAGTCTGGAACAGGGGTTAAGCCTGTCATTGCAAAAGGCATGGGAGCGCGTGGGCATGGAGGAAGTCGGCAACCGCATTATACTGTTGAATAAAGAGAGCCTGAAAGATTTGCGCGTCCGTCTTGCAAAGAAACAAAGCCCCGATGTGATAGTAGTTGATAGCGTGCAGTATTGGCATGGTCTGAAATGGAGTGACTTTACCAACCTGAAAGATGACTACCCCAACAAGCTGTTTATTTTCATCAGCCAAGAACGGGGCGGTCTGCCCGATGGAAAGTTGGCGCAGAAAATACGCTATGACAGTGAGATAAAAATACGCGTGGAGGGTTACAAGGCATTCGTTACTACCCGTTACGAAGTTGCCGACCTCGGCGAGGGCGGCGCGGACTTCGTGATATGGGAGGCTGGCGCACAGGAATACTGGATTGATAAAATGTAAAAGTATATGGCAGAAAACAAGACGATGGATAAAATCCACAGGGATATTTTGAAGAAGTTCCACACCCTTTGCAGCGTGTTGGGACTGACTGACACCGAAAAACGCGCCATAGTGGAAAGTTACGGGGTGGAAAGTAGCCGCGATATGAATACCCACGATCTGATAAACGTGTGCGGCAAACTTTCGGCACAGGCGAACGAAAAGACGGGTGCGGGTGAAATGGACAAACTGCGCAAGCGTGTAATGGCCGCCATTGGTGGCTATCTCAAAGCCACGGGCAAAGAGAGCAATGCCACAGTGATTAAAGGCATTGCCTGCCGTGCCACGGGGCACACGGACTTTAACAAGATACCGCGTGAAAGGTTGCGCAATCTGGTGGCCGCGTTCAACAACAAGGTAAAAGACGCGCAGGCGGTGAATGATATTGCCGACGCCCTGCTTATGCAAACACTATTAGGTCATGGGAACGGAAAACAGGCAAATGCGTAAGGAGCGTAACCTGCGTTACCAGATGCGGAAGAAAGGCTACCTGTTTAACCGTGAGCAACGGGTGGCCATACTTCCAGAGGACAGCAAAAACCGCAGCGCGGTACAGGAAAAACGGCTGCGGGCATTGGGATATGATTTTCAGTACAATATGTTTCAAATCTAATAAATGTAAGTTATGGCAAAAGTTTATGTTGCAAGTAGTTGGAGAAATCAATATCAACCACAAGTAGTTGATTTTCTTCGTGAACAAGGGCATGAAGTTTATGATTTTCGGCATCCAGCAGGAAATACGGGTTTTCAGTGGTCACAGATAGATGAAAATTGGGAGCATTGGAGTAGAGAACAATATAAGATTGCGCTTGAACATCCTATTGCGCAAGCGGGTTTTCAGTCTGATTTTGATGCAATGCAATGGGCTGATGTTTGTGTGCTTGTGTTGCCTTGTGGACGTTCTGCACATTCCGAGGCAGGATGGATGAAAGGAGCAGGAAAAAAGGTTGTGGTTTATCAAGTGTGGGAAGAAGAGCCTGAACTAATGTATAAACTATTCGATGGTATTTGTTTGAATGGATTGGATTTACAGGCATTCTTATCAGAGTTTGACAAAGGGGAAACAGCTAATTATGAGTGTGAGAAATGACATTATTAAAATAACACCTCCTGCATTAATCGGAGGCGGTAACATGAAAGAAAGCATTACCAGCAACGGCCATTTGTGTGGGTATTGTCACGGTAACGGCTTCTTTTGGGGTGAGCAGCAACGGGAACGAGTGAAAAAAGACTGCCCCGTGTGTAACGGCAGCGGCAAACTCGATGCAGTGATAACAATTGAATGGAAACCATCAAAGCAGTAGTTTATGGAGCAATTGAGGTTAGACGCGAAATGTGTCTGCGCTTGTGCAGTGTTTCTCTCAGAGTTCGCGCAGGCGTGCCGTGCTTTTGTCATGATAACAAAGCAATTAAATGATGTAATAATAAAAATTAAACATGGGCAGTACAGTAATGAAAGACGTTCAGCGCGCCATCAAGGAGCGTACCGTCGAAATGGAAAGCGAGGAATACGCGGCATTCATGCAGGAACTTGCCGAATGGGCGCAAATGCAGGCCGACATGGCCGAATACGCCGATGATATTTACCAGCACTTTGACAACGATTAAACAGCATTTAATCCCTTTTTAATAACTTCAAAATCCGTTTAATATGGAAAATGTAACAATGACCGCGGAAGAACGCCAAGAGTTTGAGGCGTACCGCGCAGAGAAACAGAAGAAAGAAGCGGCAGCGCAGCGCAAGCAGCAGCGCGAGAACTATGCCGCAATGGTGGACGATGAACTGCGTACCACGCTACCCGCCCTCCAAGAGTTGAGCGAACAGATTAAGACGGTCAAGAACACCGTTTTCGGCAACTTCGACGCCATTCTGAAAATGAAGTCGGAGGTGCTGGGGCTGACGAAAGACGACCAGCGCAGCCACACGTTTACCGCCAGCGACAGCAAACTGCGTCTTACCCTCGGCGTGAACACCATCGACGGCTACCGTGACACGGTGGAGGACGGCATCGCAATGGTCAAGGCATATATTGAAAGCCTTGCCAAAGACGAAACGAGCAAAGCCCTTGTGAATGCGGTTTTGCGTCTGCTTTCCCGTGACCAAAGCGGAAACATCAAGGCCAGCCGCGTGCTCCAGCTTCGTAAGATGGCCGAGGAAACAGGCGACGAGCGTTTTATCGAGGGCGTGCAAATCATCGAGGAAAGCTACCAGCCCACCGAAACAAAGAAATACATTCGTGCTGAATACAAAAACGAAAAGGGTGCTTGGGTGAATATTCCGCTCGGCATGACCGACGTGGAATAAAAAGCCGCGCCAGCTCCATCTGCTATACTTAACCAACAGCGAGCCAGCGCAAAGCCTTTGCAAAAGGACGTTTGCAAAGGTAGTAAAAAGTAAGCAGATGGAGAAACGAAAACACCACGAAAGTACCATAGAGCGCGTGCGGATGGTTCGAGCCATTACCGAACAGCACTATGAAAGCGGCAATCAGGCGCGGTGTTACAAGGCCGTATGGCGGCAGCATATTTTTCCAAAGTTCAAAATCTGCTACCGCACCTACCTGAATTATTTAGGCATACCGACCCCTCCGCCCGTGCAACAGCCGAAGCAACTCACCTTGTGGGATGCACTCAATGAAAGCCCCGCGACCTGAACGCGGGGCTTTTTCTTATCCTTTCCGCAGCGTCGGGGCAACCCCTGTCACTTGTGCGGCTTTCGGCATTGCCGTGGTGTCCTGCGCGCTGGTGATGTACCGCTCGACGCTTTCCATCAGTTCCGCATGGTCGTGATTGGTTGCCGAGGTGGTCAGCTGGAAGCCTGAAAAATTATCTCCCCGCAGTCCCTGCATGGCGGCATTTATCCGGTCTATCAAATCAAGAAACCCCAGCGCGTCGGACATTTTCGGGTCGGCAGCCCCGTGTGTGCTGACGGCTCGCGTCACCAGATGCAGGCGCACGGCCACGTCGCCGCGCCGTGCGCCGTTGTTCTGCTGCCGCCACTCTATCGGCTCGAACTCCACGAACACGGCAGGCAAAGGCCATACCGCGCCGCCGTTAAGCGTCTGGACGTTGTTGTTCCACAGGTCTATAAACTGAATATCTGGCACGCGCTCGGTAAGACGTGTGCAAATGGCCTGAAAAATCTGCTTTCTCATTTTCGTATGAATTTAGACAGTTGCATGTTGAAATCCGCGACGTTATCCGCGATGACGCCCTTTATTATTTCCTGCGTCCGTTTGCCGTCACCCACAAACTGACGCTTCGGCATGGTAAATTTCCGCGTATGTGCCCTTACCATGTATTGCTTTCCCTTTCTACTGGTTCGGGTATGCTGGCGCACAGGCTTTGTTCCCGTTCCGCCCTCGTTGTGTATGGTCGCGTATGGCACGGCGGACGTGAACCGCACGCCGTTTCCTCTTACTTCCGCCTTGATGCTTCGGCGCATTGTTCCCGTAACCATCAGTAGCGATCCTTTCGCGTTGGGGTTGGCTCGGCGTTTCCATTTCTTTGTAAAAAACGCCTTTCGGTCGAAGTTCTTGTCGAACTCGTCGGAAAGTTCCACGCGCATATCGTCCAATATGTTTCTTTTAAGTTGTTCCCCGTCTATCATTTTGGGTGTTATTTTTATAGTTAAACAAAAAATAATTTGTATTTTTGCCGATATGAAAGTGCCTGAACAAATAAAGAGTGCCGCAAAAAGTCTTATCGACCTTTACGGCGATGCCTTTGACTACCTCGGTAAGTACAAGGGCAAAGACGCTTTTTTGTTCCGTTTCCCAGAGGACACCGATACGGGCTTCCCTTATATCTACCTTTTCAAAGACGGCAAAGCGACCGAAGTAACAGGCTTTGAAGCATTGGGCATTATCCGTTTACTTGTCAAAGATTGATGCAAATTTAATGTCGAATAGTTTGTTATCAACACGTAGCACGCCTCTTTTGGGGTACGGTTTTGTCGCCCCGCTTTCGCACAGTTCGTTAATGCTTCTTTTCGCTCCGCTTCTTTCACTGTAAACCTGCGGTTCTATATACTTCAATGTGCCGTCTTCAAAACGTTGCAGGACTGTTGCGTGTCCCCCTCCGCCTTTCCAGCCGATAGTTAGTATATATACGCCCGTCTCCTTGCAGCATTCCTCGAAATATTCAGCATATCTTTTTTTCGACATCTGTTTATATCCCTTTGCTATCATCCAGTCGTATGTCAGCGTCGGCACGGCTGGCGACCCGTCCGTGTTCTTCCATGCCTCGAACGAACGCTGGCGTGACAGGTATTCCGATAACGAGTTTTTGGTGTTTGCCTTTGCGGTCACGTTAAAGCCCATCAGCCGCAATACATAAGCGGGGGCGCAGGTCTGGCAGTTGATACTGTATTCGTATTTCTTGCCATAGTTCGGATTGGCGTGCTGCTGGTCTGCCTGCTCGACGGTCATAGGCTTTCCCTTTGTAACTTTCAGGGCTTTTTCTATTTCAAGGTTGTGCGCAGCAATGGCCTGCTTTTCATCAGGGGTCAGGTTGTCGGGCAGTTCCTCGACCATATCGCGGATGCGTTTCTCCCTGATGGCTTCCTGCGTCACCTGTTCGATGACCTGCTTTGCCTCTGCGGGTGCTTTGAAATACGGATGCTTTGGCGGGAACAGTTGCAGCGACTTTCCAGCATTATACCTGAAAATGGCCTTTTTCGCCCCCTCCGTGCAGTTCTGCCCGCGTTTCATGGCCAGTTCGGGGTCGGATGCGGGATATTTGTTCTTTCGCACCTGTACGGCCGTGCATCGGCAGTTCCAGCCGTTCGGCGGCAGGAACATGTCCCAGAACGGGTCGGACGGCGGCAGTGTCGTGCCGTTTAATATGGCGTGTTCCTCGCGCACTTTGTCGTCGCCCGCCGTGCGGTACTGCAAGTTGTAACGGTCGCCGTCCTGCTCGAAGTCGTGCCATTTGGCCGCCATCTGCGCCGCCCCGAGCGCATGGTTGTATTCCGCGTACAGGTAGTTGTGGTTGTACTGCGCGTTAATTTGCTTTACGTCCGTCAGGAAGTCATTAAACGGCTTGATGTCGCCCTTTTCCGTGAGCATGGACAGCCCCACTTCACGCAGCGCGTGGAACGTCTTAAATCCCGAAAACACAAAAGCGTTGTTTTCGAGGGCGTAACGTATGGTGTCGGGCACTTCATGGGGTAACGCGCTGCCGACGGCCGTGTCAATCACACGCAGCGTTTCGTTAATGAGAGCCTGTGCCTGCGGTTCTGTCAGGCATGAAACATCAAATCCCCCGTTCTGGTACACCGTCTTTGCTGCCTCGTCAAACAGTGTGTCGTCAAAGTCAAACGGACGGTTGCCCTCGGCCAGTGTCAGCTGTTCACGCCCGTATAGCGAGCGCAACGCCGCGTTGAAAGCCCTGTACTCCCTGCGCAGCCCCACACCCGTGGGGCTTACCCGAAAAAAGCGTCAGGCTGTGTTTTTGCTTGGCGCACGCCCGTGATGGGTATGTTGTAGTTATCGACGAAATACTGCGGGTCAATCTCGTAATATTCCAGCAGCAGGCGTTCCTCCTCGCGCCTTTCGGCGGGGCTGAACGATGCGGCGTCGTCCCATTGGAACGTCAGCCCCTGCACGGGGAAACCGTGGCGCGCCATGAGCGGCAGCAGTTTGTCGTTTACGACGTTCGCCACCATCTTGGCGTCGGCCTTTACCACGTCCTCGAAAATTTCGAGGTGCGTTTCCGACTGCGACAGGGACGATCCGCTGTCGATGGTCATTGTCTGCATCAGCGTGCCTTTCGATAGCTCACTGTTGCACCTGTCCACGCGTTTGTCATAGACGTTGTAAGCGTCCCCTCGGCTGCTTTCCTTAATTTCGATGTCCGTGCCCTCTGGGAACAATGCCCAGAATGCCGCGCCCATTTTGTCAAGCGACCCCTCAATGCGTCGGCGTTCGGCCTCGTCGGTTGTATTGGTTCGTGCCACACGCATGGGCGCGCCGAATATCTCGCCGAACATGTCCCAAAACGCCAGCATGTTTTTCTTGCTTATGCAGGATGGCGCGCATTTGAGGAGCAGCCCCAAATCTTTGGGCTTTCCCACCTCCACGCACCACAGGGACAAATCCCCGTCGCGGTACGGAATGCCCGTGCGCCAGTCTGCGGCGGGTTCTGGCGTAATGACCCCGTATTCGGGGCATACATGTTTGCGCGGCACAATTTCCACCCCATCGAAGCGCATTCCGTTTTCGTCCGACACGATGTCGCCCAACTGTATAAGGCTATGCCCCCAGAAACGGCTGTCCAGTGCGATGTCGCAGAAGTCGTTGAACCATTCCCTTTGCAGCAGTTTGGTGGCGTCGGCCTTTTCCTTTCCGTCCTTTCCTACCAGTCGGAAATCCTTTTGCAGCGTCTTGCCTTTCCGCTGTCCGATACACCCCGTCAGATGGAGATCCACGAGACAGTCGGTATAAATGTCGTACAACCGCGCCCGATTGGGCGTGTCTATGCTTATGGCAGCCTGCCATGCCTGCCGCCATGTCGCAATATCTTTCTTTGTCAGGCTGTCGGTCTGCTGCATCAGCTGTGCGGTCAGTTTAAGCCCCTGTTTACTTTTGGCAAACCGTATCAGCCTGTCCATGTCCGCCTCGGTGTATGTGCGCCGCGTGAAAGCCTGTTTAATGCTACTGATTAAGTCCATTTAAGAAGTGATTAAATACCGTTTAATAATCGTATCTGTTCGGTGGCATAGAGCCGTAACGGACGGGGTTGTGTGCGTCCGTTTCCCCGTCTGTGCCTATGTATGTCGGCAGGTCTGGCGACGCTTTGGAGTTCTGGACGTCTCGCAGCCATTTCACCGAATCGTTATATAGGCATTCGCGCCTTTCGTGTCCCATGTTCTGCGGCAGGCGGTGGATCATCAGCCAAAGGGTAATGTTCACCATGCACTGCACCAGCATGGCGTTCCGTTGTTCTCCCTCTGCGGCAAATGCCTGCTGCATGTCGTATCGGTGTCGGGTGTAGCTGCAAATCTGCTCCATTGCCGCCCGTTCCGCCGTGAGGCGTTCCGCTTCGCTGGCCGTCACCTGTTCGAACTCGAAGCTGTCGCACACGCTCTGGTAGTCTTCAATCGTCAGGAACATGGCGTCTGCTTTTTTGAGTAGTCAGGATTGGCGACGTACAGCGCACATTTTTCGGCTTTCTCGGCCGTGAACCCTTTTGCGAAACGGTGCTGTCGTATCAGCTTTTTAATGCCCTGCATGGAAACTACAACGGGCTTTCCGCCGAATACGATCACCAGAAACTTTTTCTCGTACAGTACGGCATCGCTGGCCGCTTTTTTCTTGGCGCGTTTCAGCCGCCATTCAAACACAAGTGCTTTGAAATACTTTCTTACCATGATACATTTTTTGCATTGTTCCGTCTGCCGAACGACGGAGTGAAACTACTGATTCGTGAGTGCTTTTGAAGCAGTGATATTGCGCCCTCGTCGGCGTCGGGCGCATCGTCGTGTCCCCGCATTCCTTTCTGGAATGCAAGCGTCTGTTCCAGCCCCGCGAGCATGTCGGGGTCTTGTTTCTGGCTATCGTCGTAATAGACAAAACCGCGCTCCCAGTTTGCCGCGCTGCTTTCGATACGCAGGAACTTGTCGGGCTTCTTGCGCTTGTCCCCCAGAATGGGCAGCTGGTAGCCGCGTAAATCCCCCTCTGTCTTGAAATCTTTTAGAATTTCCTCCTGCATGAAATTGGCCTCCATGTAGAACTTTATCGCGATACCCGTTTCTTGTGCCCACTCGAACAGGTCATAACACCACCTCACCATTTCGGGAATGGTCGCCTGCCTGACGAACGCGCGCAGCTGCCATAGTTGCGTTTTGCGTTTTCCCCACAGCTTTGCCGCCTTGTAGTCGTTCTTTACGCTGCTTTTCCACGCGGGGTCGATGTACAGGATAAGTTCTTCAAACTCTTTCCATTTGGGACGAGTAGCCCATTTAATCCAGTCCTGACGGAACACCGCGCCCTCGGTGATTGGATTGTTCATGTACTCTTTTTGAAACGAGCGATACCCCTGAAACCTTTCGATGGCTTTCACTTCTTCGGGCGTCCATTTGGCCGCCCATGACACGTTGCCGTCCCTGTCCCAGATGTTTACCTGCGAAACGTGTACCCCATCGATGGCGCAGAAGTTGGCCAGCACGCTGTTCTTTGAAATGAGGTTGCCCACCATGATAAAGCGTCCGCGTCCGCCGTCCAGCGCGCCGAACAGAGCCTCTTTCACCCAATTGGTAAGACGGGTGACACGTGCGGGACTTTCGCACAGTTCGTCGTCGTCGAGGTCGTCAATGACGATGTAGTCGGGTCGGTGGCTTCTGTAACGCAGACCACGCGGCGACTGCCCGCGTCCGCGTGCGAAGAATGCCGTGCCGTCCTTTGTCACGAACTCGCCCTCCTCCCATGAACCGTTGTTGTACTGCTGCCCGAAATCGTGGATATACCGTTGGTTGAACTGCAATTCCGCCTGTATATCGGCCAGCAGGGTGTTCGCGTTGTCCTCGCTTTTGCCTACCAGCACCATGACGTTAAGCTGGCGCGTTTCCTGACATTTCAGCCACAGGGGTATGAAAATATCCAGATGGGTGGACTTTGCCGCGCCGCGATGCCATTTGAACGCCGCTTTCAGGTTACGTTCTTTCAGCACCTTGTTCGCCGCCTTGATATGGAACGGCGCGCAAGGTGTCTGTTTTCCCGTTTCGGGATTTACGGTGTAGTGCGGGAAATAATAATCCACGAAAGCGGCATAATCGGAACGCACGCGCCTGATACGCGCTATTTTCTCCCTTGCCGTTTCCGCAGTATTCACCACGGTGGCCTGTTGTACTGTCTCGCAGTGTTTCTGCCACCTTTCGACCGCTTCCCTTAATTCCGCTTTTGAAGCCATAGGCTACTGATTGAATTTGTTCTGTAACAGTTCGCTGATATACAGGTCATGATACTTGTTGATGGTTTTGAGCAGTTCGGGGGTAATCCCGTCATCGAACGACATGCGGAACTGCATCCACTTGCTGAACGCCATGAATACCTCTATCACGTCCACGATTGACGCCTTTTTGTCGAGGCGTTCGATGGTCGTTGAAAGTTTCGCCAGCTTGTCACCCAGCCCCGCCATCGCTTCGGGGTCTTCGCTTTCGTTTACCTGCTCGATAAGTTTGTCGATGGTGTGCAACAGCTTGTTCACCAGTTCGGGGCGTGTGATGTTGGACGCCGCGCGTTGTTCCTGCCAGCCGTTTTCAGCCACCCATTTGTTAATCGTCACGGCCGACACTCCGACCTTTTCCGCAATGATTTTTTGCGTTTCTCCCTGCATGAAAAGCAGGCGTGCATACTCTTTCTTTTCTTCGAGTTCCTTTTTCGTTGCCATTCATAAATAAAGTATTAAACATTCCCCCGTATCGGGGCTTTTGCTTCTGCAAAAGTGGCACTATTGGGCGACTGCAAGAAAAAGATATGCAAAGTTTTACACTCTTTTTGCCCGTGCAGTAGGAAAGATGAAAATTTGCAGCATCAAACATCGCGGGGTAGAGCAGATGGCCAGCTCGTGAGGTTCATTCCCTCAAGGTCGCGGGTTCGAGTCCCGCCCCCGCTACAATGGTATTTTTTAGGTAAGACGATTGTTTCAGTTGCGGGCGGCGGTGATGTGATGAACGACGCAGGCCGCCCGCTTTTTTAAGACAGACAAATGGCAAAAGAAGTAATCATAAGCACCAGCGGCCTGAACTGCTACGGCGGCCGCGTGCTGACGTCGGGCATCGACCTGACACAGTTCCAGAAAAACCCGCTGCTGTTGTGGATGCACCGCCGCAGCTTCGACCGCGACGCCATGCCCATCGGACGTATCGACAACCTGCGCACGGACGGTGACCGCCTGATTGGCACGCCCGTTTTCGACCAGAACGACGAGTTCGCCAAGAAGATAGAAAGCAAGTGGGAGAACGGTTTTCTGCGCATGGCATCGGCGGGTATCGAAATCATCGAGACCAGTGACGCGCCCGAACATTTGCTGCAAGGCCAGACGCGGCGCACCATCACCCGATGCAGGCTGGAAGAGGTTAGTATCGTGGACATGGGCGGCAATGACGAAGCCTTACAACTGTATGACCGCAGCGGCAAAGTGTTGAAACTTGCCGCAGGCGAGGACAACGACGCGCTGCCTCTGCTTGTACCCGAAAAGAATGACGACCCGTCGGGAACTGCCCCCGACGGCAAGGATAATAATCAAACCAAAAAATCAACTCAAAGCATGAACAAAGAATTTTTGCAGTTGCTCGGCCTGTCGGAAACAGCCACCGAGCAGGAGGCAGTGGGCGCGCTCCGCCTGCTGAAAGAAAAGGCCGACAAGGTGGAAACGCTCCAGCTGGCCAGCATTACGGCCGTCGTGGACGGTGCAATCGCCGAGAAGCGCATCACAGCCGACAAAAAGGAGCATTTCGTGAACATCGGCAAGGCCGCGGGTATCGACAGCTTGCGCACGACCCTTTCGCTTATGCAGCCCGTCAGGAAGCCCACGGAGGTAATCCACCAGACCGACACGCCGCATGACGACGAGCCGAAGACCTACGCCAAACTGTCAGACGTCCCCGCCGCTGAGCTGGAAAAGCTGCGCGAGGAAAAACCGCAGGACTATGAACGCCTGTACAAAGCCGAGTATGGGCATGACATTCCCAAGAAATAACCAATTAACAATCAAAAAGCAATGAAATTTTTTAAGTATCTGTTTACGGCCGTTCTGGCCTTGATTGCATCCGTCGCCCTGAACAGTGCGGCGGGTGCGACGCTCGCCTGCGTGGCGGGCTTTTCCCCCGCCGCTGGTGCGGTGGCGGGTAACGTGGCGGGCTTGCTTGCAAGTGCCGTCCTGCCGCAGGGCTGTGCCTGCGCCACCGTGTTTACCGAAATCTGGACGGGTGAAATGATTAAGGCGTTCCGCACGGCCGCCGAAAGCCTCGGATGGTATGACCGTATCAAAAGTTACGACCAGTACGTCGATAACGACGTTATCCACTTTACCGAATTGGGCGGCGACCCCGACGTGCTGGTGAACAACACCACCTATCCGTTGAACATTCAGGAACTCAAAGACGCGGACAAGCCCATTTCACTGGACTACTTCGACACCACAGCCACGCCCGTGACCGACGACGAACTGCACGCTTGTAGTTATGACAAGATGGCGAGCGTTCAGGAACGCCACCGTGAGGCACTGAAAGAAAAGTGTATGCAGAAAGCCATTCATGCCATCGCACCCGCCGAAAATAAGACTACGTCGCCCGTGCTGGTGACTACGGGAGCCGCTGACGGCACGCGCAAGAAGTTTACCACTACCGACCTGCTCGCGCTGAAACGCAAGTTCGACGACATGAAGATACCGAAGAAAGACCGTGTGCTGGTGATGTGCAGCGACCATGTGAACGACCTGTTGGAAACCGACCAGAAGTTCAAGGAACACTACAACATCAACCAGACCGAGGGCAAAATCTGCCGCCTGTACGGCTTCGACATCTACGAATATGACGGCACGCCGCATTATAACGCCACCACGAAGAAAAAACTCGCATGGGGCGCGGCTACAGCTGACACTGACATGCAGGCTTCCGTGGCATTCTACGTCGGTCGCATGATGAAAGCCAACGGTTCGGTACAGTTCTACCACAGCGAGGCGTCGAAAGACCCGCTTTATCACCGCAACCTCGTGAACTTCCGCAAGTGGGGCATCTGCCTGCCGCTTTCCGACAAGAACTGCACGGCAGCCATCATCAGCGCGAAAACCGCGGCCTAAATAGATTTGAACAATGGCTAAACTTCAATATCTGGTTATCCATTGCACGGCCACCCCAGAGGGGCGCGAAGTGAGTGCTGCCGACATACGTCGTTGGCACACTTCGCCCGCCCCCGCGGGTCGCGGCTGGAAACAGGTAGGCTATACCGACCTGTTCCACCTTGATGGTCGTGTGGAGCGTCTGGTGGCCAACAACGAGGACGCGAATGTCGAACCGTGGGAAATCACCAACGGGGCGGCAGGCTACAACAGTGTAAGCCGCCACGTCGTTTATGCGGGCGGTTGCGATGCGGGCATGAAGCCGAAAGACACCCGCACGGCGGCGCAGAAAGAGGCGTTGAGGAAATACGTGCTTGACTTCCACGCGCGCCACCCTGCCGTCAAAATCGTGGGACACAACCAGCTTGCTGCGAAAGCCTGCCCGTCGTTCGATGTCCCCGCGTGGCTTCTGGAAATAGGTATCAAACAGTAACAGTGAATGAGCGCAGAACTAACAACCATAATTGTGTCGTCCCTCGTGGCGGCCGTGTCCGCCCCGCTTGGCGCGTGGGTGAACAGCAGGGTGCTGCGGCAGAAATACCAGCTTGAACTCGACAAACTGCGTGCTGAAATGAAACAGACGCTTACGAACGTGGAGAACAGCGAGCTGGAGAATGTGCGCAAGGCGAGCGGCATACTTATGGAAAATATAGTGAAGCCGCTCGAAAAGGAAATCAAATCATTACGCAAGGATGTGGACAAATTCAGGAAAGCCGTCGAGAAAATACCGTCATGCCCTATGGCTGGCGACTGCCCTGTTTCTCGTGAGCTGCTCGCCGCAGAAGCGGTTGATGCGCGCCGAGGTGCAGACGCGGATAAATGAGAGCGCGCAGGCGCATTTTGACAGCCTTGTGCGCGCACAGGTCGCCTTAATGCTGGAACGCCTGACCGTCAGCGAGGGTGAAACGGTCACGGACTTGGTGGTGTACGACACCGACAAGCCTGCTGCCGACAGCACAGGGCTGCCACCCGTGAAAGCGGTGCTGCACAAGGAACATCGGCAGAAACAGCAGAGCCGTGAGACGGCACAGGCTGAAATTCAGACGGAGGCGCAGGTAACGGCCGATACGGCCGAGGACAGCACACAACAGTCTGACAGCGTCCAGACCTCCGAGCAGAAACCGAGTGCAGGCACAGGCATCCTGCGGCTTGGTACGGGCATGTTCCTGCTGGCGGTGTCCGTCTTTGCAATCTGGATATTTTACAAACGAATTAAACGCTAAAATCATGGCAACGAACAAGACCAAAGAAAAAGAAACGGCCGCTGCACAGGCAGCCCCGACACCCGAAAAGCAGGAGGCGCAGCCTGCAACCGTAAACGAAACCTCCACAGAGAAAAAGGCCGCTACGGCTGTGCCCGCACCTGAAAAGGCCGACAAAAAAGCCGAAACAAAGGCTACTGCGACCAAAGAGGAAAAGAAGCCGAACTCCGCGGCCAGTGTTCTGGAAAAGGCGGGCAAGGCCGCCATTGCGCGGCACGGCTTCAAGGAAGTATTCGTAACGTCCGACGGTCAGGCGTTCCCGTTGCGCTCGGACGCGCAGCACCACGCCGCCGATCTGGCAGGTAAGGAAATCATCAAAGTGACGGAGTAATGAACAGCTTAAAGATAGAAAGACAAAACGGCAATGTGCCCAAAAGCGTGGCAGGCGAAGACCACGTGTCGGGCTTTATCGCCTATCTGGCTGACGCGGAAATCCCCGACAGCTTTAAGACGGCGCATGTGCAGGCCGTTTCGACCATCGACGCGGCGGAGGCGTTGGGCATCACCGACAAGGCCGACAGTTGGTCGGTGAAAGTGCTGCACTACCAGCTTTCGGAGATATTCCGCGTCAATCCGAGCATATCGCTTTACGTGGGTATCTTCACGAAACCGAACAGCTACAAGTTTACCGAAATTAAGACGGTGCAGAACTTCGCCAGCGGCCGCATTCGCCAAATGGCCATCTGGTGCGGCGACAAGGCTTTCAGCGCGGACGACGTCACCGCCATTCAGGGCGTTGCCGACGCGCTCGACATCGAGAACGCGCCGCTTTCCGTGCTGTATGCCCCGAAAGTGGCTGCCGTGGGTAACATGCCCGCGGACGTGGCAGGTGCGAACCAGTGCCGTGTCAGCGTTGTAATTGCGCAGGCAGGCAGCGGTACGGGTGCGGAACTCTATGCGGCCGAGGCCAACAAGACGGCCAAAAACACCGTTTCGGCCATCGGCGTGGTGCTGGGGCTTCTTTCTGCGGCCGCCGTGCACCAGTCCATCGGTTGGGTTAAGAACTTCCCCACGGGCGTGAATGTTCCCGCCTTTGGCGACGGTACGCTTTACCGCGACCTTGACAAGGCACTTGTCGAGCAGCTGGACGGCGGCCGTTACCTGTTCTTCGTCACCCATGTAGGACAGGCGGGCAGTTACGTGAACGACAGCCACACGATGGACAGTGCCATCAGCGACTACGCCATGATAGAGAGCGTCCGCACGATGGACAAGGCCGTGCGCGGTGTGCGCACCTACCTTATCCCCGAACTTGGCGGCAACATCTACATCGACGCGGACACGGGCAAGATGCAGGCGTACAGCGTCAGCCATTTGGAAACGACGGGTAACAAAGCCCTTGAAGACATGGAAAAGGCAGGCGAACTGTCAGGCTACAAGGTGGAAATCGACCCCGAACAAGACGTGCTGAGCACCAGCGAGGTGGAAATCGTCATTCGACAGGTGGCCGTGGGCGTCATGCGTAAAATCAAAGTAAAAATCGGATTTGCTAAAACTGTATAACAATGGCAAGTGTAATCAACAACGGCATCCCCCTTATCAACGGAATGCTTTGCTCGTGGGCTGACATCGTGGCAGCCATCAGCGGCGTACCTGTTACGGGTATCGTCGGCATAGAGTACGCCGACAATCAGGACGTGGTAAACAAGTATGGTGCAGGCCGCCACCCTGTCGGCCGAGCAAAGGGGCGCATTACCCCGACGGCAAAAATTATCCTGTATCAGGAGGAAGTGCAGGCTATCCAGTCGCAAGCCCCTAACGGGCGTATTCAAGACCTTGCACCCTTTGACATCACTGTCACCTACCTGCCCGACAGCGGTATCATCCACACGGACAAAATCCGCAACGTGCAGTTTTCGGGTAACAGCCGCAAGTGGAAAGAGGGCGACACGGGGCAGGAGGTGGAACTTGAACTTGTGCCGTCGCATATCGAATGGGGGCAGTAGTAACCAATCATCAAACAGTAAAAGAACATGGAAAATAACGAAACGAAACAGCCGCAGGGCAAGACCTATGACGGCGGTGTGACCGAGGAACAGATAAGCAGGTGGAAAGCCGCGCACAAGCGCGTTATCCGTATCGACGTGACGGATGGTGAAGACCTGCATGTGGCCTACTTCAAACGCCCGTCGTTGGAAACCATGTCGGCCGTTACAAAGGTTGGCAAGAACGACGAGGTAAAGAGCGCGACGGTGCTTTACGACAACTGTTTTCTGGGTGGCGATACGGAGATACGCGAAGACGCGCTGCTTTTCATGGCGGCCTCGACGCAGTTGGGCAACATGTTCAACTCCTGCCTCGGTAGCCTAAAAAACTTGTAGAGGCGCACCGGCTTTCTGACGACGACGATAAGGACGGTTTTCAAAAGGGGTGTGCCTTAATCCGCGCAAACCTCGGTCTTGACCCGACGGGCGGCAGTTATGAAGATTGGGCGGCGTATTATGCCGAGGCGTTATGGCTGGAGAAGTTCCGAAACAGAAATCTTGCAGAGATGCTATCGAGAATACTATCGAGAATGCTTGGGGGCGAGGCCAGCCCTTGACGCCCGCCTGAAATCTTTGAACGCGCCACGGACGAAAGCACCGAGCAGATAAAAGGGCATGATAACGATACCTATGCAGATAGGCAGCATTATAAACCATTTACCGATAAAAATCAAGACGCTTTCCATACTCAAACAGTGTAAAAGTAACACGTTGCTAAAATAGTAAAAACAACCCGAATATGCAAAATTTCGATTACCAATTTAATGTCGGCGGCAATTTTACCGCCACGATGGACGGAATGGCCGAGAGTACAGGCCGTTTCAATGCCGCCGTGGAGGGTACGCACAGTTGGCTCGGCAAATTGGGTCAGACGCTTGCAGTTTGGGATTTGGCGAGTAACTATGTAAGCAAGTTTAACGATACGTTGGGTAGCCTTTCTTCTTCGGGCATATCGCTTGACCGCCAGATGCACGATTTGAGTGCCGTCGCAGGTGTTACGGGTGACAGCCTGAAACAGATTGAGGGGTACGCCCGCAGCAGTGCAAAGGCTTTCGGCATCGACGCCTCGCAGGCTGTCGAGGGCTACAAACTGCTGCTTTCGCAGTTGTCGCCCGAACTCGGTAAATACCCAGAGGCTTTGCAGGCGATGGGCAACTGTATCGCCACCACCAGCAAACTGATGGGCGGTGACGGCGTGGCGGCTGCCGAGGTGCTGACCACCGCCATGAACCAGTACGGCATCAGCCTTGACGACCCGATGAAAGCCAGCGCGGAAATGGCACGCATGATGAACGTCATGGCCGCGGCGGGTCAGGCGGGTTCTGCGGAACTCCCCGCTATTAAAGTGGCGTTGCAGCAGTGCGGTATGGCCGCGAAAGCCGCCAACGTCAGCTTTGAAGAAACGAACGCTGCCATTCAGGTGCTCGACAAGGCGGGCAAGAAAGGTTCGGAGGGCGGTGTCGCCCTGCGTAATGTGCTGTCCACCCTTGCCGCTGGCCGTTTCCTGCCCGAAAAGACGCAGGAGGAACTGCAAAAGGCAGGTATCGACGTGGCCGCATTATCGGATAAGACAAAGCCGCTGAAAGACCGTCTGGAAGCCCTTAAACCGCTGCTTAACGACGATGCGCTGCTGTCTGCCTTGTTCGGCCGTGAAAATGCGAATGCCGCCCGCGCCCTTGTGCAGGGTACGGAAAGTTTGCAGGACTTCACGGACGCGGTTACAGGCACGTCTTCGGCGGAAGAACAGGCGGCCATCATCATGGACAGCTACGCCGAACGTCAGGCGCGTATAAACCAGCAGTTCGAGGACTTCAAGATAACCGTCTTTCAGGCCACGGGCGACCTCGGCATCTGGCTTTCCACGCTTATGGGCGCGCTCGTTCCACTTTCGCAGCTTATGCCGCTACTTATCGGCATGGGCAACCTTATGACATGGATAAAAGGCTTGCAGTGGGCTACCATGTGGTCGCGCGTTCAGGGCTTCATCTATGCCGCCCGCCTGCAAATGGCGTTCATGAACCGAGAGCTTATTACGGGGCAGTTCGCCTCCAACGGCTTTTTTGTCAATATCACCCGCGCGACGCTGGCGGTGCTTCGGTTTGCCACAGTGGGGATATTCCAAGCCCTGAAAGGTCTGGGCGCGCTGGTTCTGTCGTTTGTCACGGGCGGGACAGCCTCGGCCACTTTCGCGGGTGTCGCTTCCGCTTCCTTTGGTGCTTTCAAGCTGGCTGCCACTGCCGCCTGCCGTGCGGTCAGCGTGGCCATCATGAGCATCCCGATTATCGGGTGGATAGCCGCAGCAATCGCGGGGCTTATCGCACTGGGCGTCTATTTTTGGAACACTTCGGCGAAGTTCCGCGCCACCCTGAAAGGTCTGGGCGCGTCCTTTGTCGCTGTATTTAAGGGCATCTGGGATTTGGCTAAAAATGTCTTCGGCAGTATTGGCGACCTTATAAAAGCCGCTTTCTCCCTTGACGGTCAGGGCATCAAAGACGCCATAAACAGACTTAAAGGCGGCTTTTCGGAGTTCGGCACGAACGTCGGCAAGGCGTTCAATGACGCCTACAACGCCGAAATGGCCGCCAGCAAGAAAGCGGAGGAGGCCAAAAAGAAAGGCAAGCCCGACCCGAACGCAGCGGGCGGTGAAGTCCCTGCGGTGGACGTGCCGACCGTCACGCCGCCCGACCCGACAGGCGGCAGCCTCGGAACTGTCGGCGGCAAAAGCGACGGCGGCGGTAAAATCAGGAATATAACGGTCAATGTGGACAAACTGGTGGAGCGTTTCGAGATACATACCACCAACCTGTCCGAAGACTTGGGAAAGGTCAAGGACATGGTGGGCGAAGCCCTGCTGTCCGCCCTTAACGACGTAAATCTGGCAATGTAGTATGACACCGATAAGTTTCATGTTCATAGCCGCAGGCGCGGCCACACAGGCGAAAGGGCTGCTGTACAGGATGCAGCCCTCACGCACGGGGCAAGCCCCGAACTGGGACGGGCACGGCGGCGGTATCACCCCGCACGAGGTCAGCAGCCCGATAACCGATAAAAGCTATTGGGAGGGACGTTATGTGCTTTGCGAACTGACGCTGCGCAAGCAGGACGGCCAGACGCTTGTAATCAATGACGCCGTGTGCGCCATCAGCCGTGCGAAAAACATAGTCACCACGCAGATGGTCGGCATGGACGGCACGGTGAAAGAATACATCAACGAGGGCGACTACCAGATAAACATCGTTGTCGGTGTGGCCGCCGTCCGTAACGGTGTCATCGTGGACGAATACCCCGAAGACGGGCTGCGCGAGCTTCGCGCCTTTTTCGACGAAAAGGCGGCCATCGACGTGCATAGTGTCTTTCTGGAGATATTCGACATCGGCAGTATCGTGATAAAGAACTTTTCCGTATCGCAGGACACGGCCAGCAATTACCAGAGTGTTAGCATTTCGGCCATGAGCGACGGTGATTATAACGTGTATAGCACGGAGTATTAAACAGTAATTAAACGGCATTCAAACGATGTACAGGCTGACGGCAAAAATAGAAATCACGGGCGCGAAGTCTTGGCGGCTTGAAAAGGTCACGGAGGTGGAAATCACCCGTGACACCGAGAAGCTGACGGACGAATGCCGCCTGACGCTGCCTAAAAAAATCAAGTGGGACGGCGCGGCCGAGATACCCGTTCAGCGCGGCGACGGGGTGAAAGTATGGTTGGGCTACGACGGTGATTTGCAGCTTGCCTTTGTGGGTTACGTGCGTGACGTGGGGTTTAAGACGCCCGTCGTCATTACCTGCGAGGACGAAATGTTCAAATTGAAGCAGATGCAGGCGAAGAAGAAAGCCTACAAGAACGTGAACCTTGAAACCCTGCTGAAAGAACAAGGCCTGAACTACCCGCTGCGCGTCATGGGTGAACAGAACCTCGGGCAGTACCGTGTCACGGCGGACACCGTGGCATCGCTTCTCGGCCACTTGCAGGAAAACGGCGTCCGCTCGTTCTTCCGCTACGAGGACGGCAACCCCGTGCTTTACTGCGGTGTGCTGTTCGAGAGGGACAGCCGCCCGTCGCAGGTTTTCGCTACGGGGGTGAACATCATCGACGACCAGAGCCTCGAACAGCAAAAGGCCGAAAACATGCGCCTGCGCATTAAGGCGGTCAGTCTTATGCCGAACAATAAAAAAATCAGGGTTGAAGTGGGCGACGCCGACGGCGAACACCGCACGCTCCATACCTACAACAAGCAGGAAGCCGAACTCAAAGCGTGGGCGCAGCAGGAAATCAAACGTCTTAAACGGGACGGCCTCACGGGCAGTTTCAAGGCATTCGGTTACAGGCTGGCGGACAAGCTGGACGCCATCGGCATCAAGATAGACGGTGAGAAAAAAGGTGTCTATCAGATAAAGAAAAATATAATCAAATACGGCACGGGCGGCTTCCGTCAGGAAATCACGCTCGGCCAGCGTGTAGGAGAATGAACAATATAAAAGAAACCATCAGACAGTTGGCACAGGGCGGCCGCCAGAGCGTGAGCCTTGTTTGTACAGTGGACGCCGTGGACAAGACGGCGCGCACGGTGGACTGCACGCCGTTGGACGAAAGCGCGCCGCTTCTGGGCGTGAACCTGCAAGCCAATCAGGAAAGCACGTTCGGCGTGGTGGCATTTCCGAAAGTGGGCAGTTACGTGGTGGTGGGCTTTGTGGCCGACGGTGCTGCGGGCGTTGTGCTGCTTACCGACGAAGTGGAAAGCGTCGAGGTGGTAATCAGCGGCGACACCGCCCGAATTTCGGCCGACAAGGACGGCGTGCGCGTTCTGATGGGCGACGATACCAGCGCGGAACTGACGAAAGAGGGCATAACGCTGAACGGTGGCTGCTTTGGCGGCACGGTCAAGGTCGAACAGCTGACCGAACGTATCAACGCCATAGAGCGGGACATCAACGACCTGAAAACCGTGTTTTCTGGGTGGGTGGCCGTCCCGCAGGACGGCGGTGCGGCCTTGTCCGCCGCTGCTGCCGCATGGAGCGCGACCCCGCTTGAACTGACGCAGCGGGGTGATTATGAAAACGAAAAAGTGAAACACGGATGAACGGCATACTGATAGACGCGGAAAGTGGCGACCTGCTGATAGAGCGCGGCAGTGTCGTAATCGGTGACACCGACAGCCAGATTGCCGAGGGTGTCCTTGTGGCCATGCGCGGCGAGTGGAAAGAATGGCCGCTTATCGGCGGCGAAGTAAAAAAAATGCTTGGCGGCAAGGTGGACGTCATGTGGCGGGGTCAGGTCAAAAAGATGCTGGAGGCCTGCGGGCTTGACGTCCAGAAAGTCAGCATAACGGAAGACAACATTATAACAGTGGAGTGATGGAGGTAAAAGTAAAGGACAGGCAGAGCCTGCTCGACATGGCCGTCCAGACGGCTGGCAGCATGGAGGCTGCTTTCGGCCTTGCAGCTGCCAACGGTGTGAGCCTTACGGACACCCTTACGGACGGGCAGGTACTTGACACGGTAGCTGCCGAGAATGCGGACACGGTACGCCGTTATAGCGTTCAGGGCATCCAGCCCGCCACGGCATTGAGCGAGGAAGAAATGGCCGCGCTCGCGCAGGAGGGCATCAACTTCATGGGTATTGAAATAGATTTTGTAGTAAGTTAAAAATAAGACAATGGCACGTACAATCGCAGAAATCAAAGACAGCATGACGGCCGACCTTATGCGCAATCCCGATGTGGCGCGCGCCTACGGGTTTGAAACGGGCACGGCCTTTTCCTCGCATTTCAGCAAGGTAAGCGTTGAAAGCCTGCTTTTTTATATCGTTGCCTGCGCGATCTGGGTTCTTGAAAACCTGTTCGACCAGCACAGGCACGATGTCGAGCAGCGCATTGAGTCCATCATCCCGCACCGTCCGAAATGGTACAGGGACAAGGTGCTGGGCTTCATGAAAGACAAAACCCTCGTTCCCGACACGGATCACTACGACACGGAGGGTATGAGCGACGGCGACATCGAGGCCTTGCGCGTGGTGAAATATGCCGCGGCCAGCGAGAATGCGGACGCCTCCATCCTTACCATCAAGGTGGCAGGGGAGGCAGGCGGTGTTCGGCAGCCTCTTGACACCGACACCGAAATCCAGCTTCTTGCCTATATCGGTGAAATCAAAGACGCGGGTGTCCGTGTGAACCTTGTGAACCAGACCGCCGATGTGTTCCACTGCGAGGTTGATGTGTACTATGACGCCATGCTGCTGCCTGAAACCGTCGAAACGCAGTGCAGGGAGACGATACGGAACTATATCGAAAACCTGCCTTTCAACGGTGAGTACAGCAACATGGCACTTGTGGACGAACTCCAGAAAATCGAGGGCGTGCGCATCGTTGAGATGAGCGGTGCGACCACGGAGGTGGACGGCGAAAGCACGCCTACTGCCATAGACGCCCGTTTTACCCCTGCGGCGGGCTATTTTTCCGCGGGTAACATCACGGTCAATATGAAATCTTACAAATGAGTGTGTACGATGTCAAGATAAAACGCCTTGCGCTCCTGCTGCTTCCCGCAGCCCTGCGCAAGCCCCTTGTGGCGGCTTTCATGCAAAGCGCGGTACAAGGTTGCAACGTGCTGCACGGCGAGTTCATGCGGTGGCGCGACGATAAGAATTACAGGCTTTGGCATAACGGTCAGGTCTGCCACCTGCGCGCGGTTCTGAACGACACATTCGACCAGACGGAGCGTCGTATCACCGTGGACGACGAGGACAGTGGCGGTCAGCGCGGCACACGCCTCTTTATGCGGGACATGGACAGGCATATCCTTTTGCCTGTGCGGGGCGGTGGCAAGGCGTTCATCATCAACCGCCGCGGCTACGGCGGTGTGAGCGGCTTCGACTTCTGGGTGTCCGTTCCGTATGCCCTTATGGGCAAAATCGACGAGACGCGCCTTGCCGCGGTGGTAAGCACCTATAAACTTGCCTCCAAACGATGGACGATAAACTATAATTGAACACAGATAAAAGACTTTTAGAATGGAAACGATAGGCAATTTTCTGACCCAGCCGAACAAGGATTTTCCGCTTGACTGCGACACGCTCGACATGTTGCAGGCGGGTACGGCACTTGTGGCCGCTCTGGGCAATATCGCGGGCGACAAACTTATCCTAACAGGTTGCGAGCTGACGAACAACGACACGCAGCGTGCTGCGGGCTATGTGTTCGTCAAGACGCGGGACTACCCGCACGGTGAGGTTCTGCGCTGGGAGGGCGGCAACATTTCAGGGGGTATGTACGTGAAGCTGGAGGATATTTCAGTAAACGCGCAGGGTTTTGAATACCCGAAAGCCTACACGCGTCGGACGCTTGCCGCAGGCGTGGGCAGTGAAAATTTCAAATGGGCGGACTTTAAGAAACCGAAGACGTCGGCCGAACTTGAAAAGCTGATTGCCGACCTTGCCAAACAACAGTCTGACGCCGCGGCAAAATCCGTCAGCGAGCCGCTGGGCATCGTCAAGATGTGGGCTGGTGTTAAAGTCCCCGAAAATTACGCCCTGTGCGACGGCGCAATGTTGAAGACCAGCGAATATCCCGAACTTTACAAAGCCCTCGGCACAGCTTTCAATGCAGGTGTGAACTACAACGGCACGCGCTACACCACGCAAAGCGGCTTCTTCCGTCTTCCCGACCTGCGCGGACGTTTCATCGTGGGTTATAACGACCTCGACGACGAATACAAGAAATACGGCAACGCGGGCGGTGAAAAGAAACATGCCCTTACCATCAACGAAATGCCGAGCCACACCCACCCGCAGAACCTTTGGCAGGAGGACAGCGGCACATGGAAAGGCGGCGGGCGCAATTCTTCGCCCAATTCAACATCGAAACATGACAGGACGGTGCAGTTCGGAAACACGAACGCCACGGGCGGTGGCGCGCAGCATGAGAACCGCCCGCCGTATTATACCCTTGCCTACATCATGAAAGTACGATAACCCGATAAAAGAACACTATAATGCCAATAAGAAGCATCGCACAGTTAAAGGCGTGGTTCCGTCGTGGCAAGTACCCGACGGAGGAACAGTTTGCCGACTGGCTCGACAGCTACGTCCATAAAGAGGAAAGCAAAATCCCCATCGCGCAGGTAGAAGAACTGCCCGAACAGTTGAACGGCAAGTATGCTGCCACCGCGGGGCAGGAACTCGAACGCCAGCACCGTGAATTGAAAAGCGACTATGACGCGCATAAGCGGTCTTCGGCCGAACAGTTCGACAATATCGCTGAGAACATCGAGGAACTGGAAGCCACTGACGAACGGCAGCAGGAAGAAATCGACGCTTTGGAGGCCGAGGTTGAGAACATCCATAAGAAAGACGCGGAACAGGACAAGGAAATCACTGCGCTGCATAAGACGGACAGCGACCAACAGGCGGAAATTGACACGGCCAACGCCAATCTGGAACACCTGCGGAAGCGTCTACATCCGACAGCTGTTTTCGGCTCTCTGGAAAGCACGTTTTCCGCGCTTGGTGCAAATTACAGCACTTTGTGGGCTTTGGCCAACACGCTTAAAACCTTTCTGGAAGCAAAGGACACTGCGGACACTACAATAAACCGCTGGCAGGAAATCGAAACCTTTTTGCAGGGTATCACCGACACCGAAACCCTTTCGGGACTGCTTGAACAGCTTGAAAGGGACATCACTGCTGCTTATGACAGAGCCATCGCGGCGGCTGTCAAGGTGGAAAGCGACAGGGCAAAGGGCGTGGAAGCCACGCTGCAAACGAACATCGACGGGGAACGTCAGCGCGCCGAAGCTGCGGAAACAGCACTCGGTAAACGTATCACCGACACAAACACTGGGCTGCAACAGACCGACGCGGAAATACGTCAGGACATTGCTGCCGTGCGTCAGACCATCTTTGCCATACAGGCTGACAGCGCAGGGCGCGTCATTCCCCTTGTCATGACTGTTGAACCTCCGCGGCGCATCACCTACGGAAACCCCGTTAAACAGTACATCAAGGTCAGCCTGCTGCCGCAGTTCGCCGTTCAAAACGTGCTTTGGCTTTCCGACAGCAAGGCCGTGGACGTCGAACCCGACGGCGAGGTGGTGGTGCTGGGGCTTGGCACAAGCCGCGTCCACGTCATCCCCACCGAAAACACGGCGTTGCACCAGACCGTCACGGTTGAGGTCGTCAGGCCGTCTTTGATAAAATCAGGCCATGCCTCGCTTTTACTGGCTGGCGCAAACATATTATTGTTCACTTAAAATTATATTCAAATGGCATTAAACGCAAATGAAGAAGAGAAAGTCCGCCAGCTACTGACGGCTTTTGAGAGCGGCAAGCGCATCAATGAACTTGACGCCGCCACGGGCAGCATGTCGGACATGCAGGTGGCCGTGGTCGATGAGAGCGGCGAGACGCGCCGCATGAACTTGCAGGAAGCCGTCCAGACGGCAGGCAACCCCATTGCAGGCCGCTGGTGGGACGAAACGGCCGCCACTCCGACGGCCGCGGGCTATTACGGCTCTTTGCAGGCCTTAAAGGAACTGCCTGCGAAATTGGGTCTTGGCCGCTATCTGGTAACGGACGACCGCAAACGTCGCAAGCTGGACGCGGCGGACAGCACCCGTTTCGACGATGGCAGCCCCGCAAAGCTGGACGGCACAATGGGACAGTGCATGTGGTGCTGGAACGCCCACTACTTCACCACTTGGACGGAGGGCAACCGCCGCATCCAGACCGTCACGTTCCAGCCTATCAAAGGAAAGAACAGCATCTATGTTCCCGCAGGCGGTATTTCATGGATTGACGCGGGTGTGATGGACAGAACCGAACAAAAACTGTGTTCCGTCATATCCACCGCCCCCCGTTACCGTGGCGGCAACGGCAATGCGCTGGGTGATAACTACCCGCTCGCTGCCGACGCCCCGCAGAAAACGATGCTGGGAATGCCCGCCACGGCATTAAGCACAACGGCTTTCGGAACAAACGCGCGCAAACGCGGCGAGGGCTGGGAGGCTAACTGGTTTGTCGCCCGCGCTGTTGTGGAGTATCTTTTCGAGATAATCATGGGCACGCGCAATTTGCAGGCCGCTTTCAACGCCGAACTTGACGCCAACGGCCTGCGTCAGGGCGGTTTTGGTGCAGGAGCTACGGAAATGCCGAACTGGAACACGTACAACGGCTATTATCCCGTCATTCCCACCAGCGTGGGGCTTGAGATGGGCGACGGTGTGGGGCTTGTGGACTATTCCGTTACGAACGCCGACGGCGTTGCCGTGTACCAGTGTAAAGTCCCCGTTTTCTTCGGCCTTGTAAATGCGGGCTTCGGCAACCTCTGGCGTTGGGTTCGCGGTCTGACTATTTCGCAGACGGCAGGCGAAAAGACGGAGGTTTTCGTAGCAAAGTCAATGTATGCGGATTTTGACCCTGCAAACATCGGCGAGGGTATGCGTAAGACGTGCGAGTGTCCGCAGCGCGAGGGGTATATCATAAAGAAATCCTACGAGGGTCTTTGCTGTATGCCTACGTCCGTCGGCGGTTCTGCCGCTACTTACTATTGCGACTATTTCTGGACAAACGCTGCCACACAGACAGGTTTGCGTGTTCGGGCTGCTGGCGGTAGCGTGGGCAATGGCGCGGACGCGGGTGCGTCCGGCTCGGCTGCGTCCAACGCGGCTTCGACTACGTATGCGGGCTACTCGTCGCCCCTCTGCTATTTCGAGGAAGACCCGCGAATCGAGTAAGACGAAAAAAACGAGCACGGGGCGAAGCCCCCGAAAACAAACAGCGTTCTTTGAAATTTTTTCATACCGAGCAAAAATGTAGCTGATAACGGCGGCGGGGTTTTCTTTAATCCCGCCGTCAGGCGGGCGAAATTTTTGGGAAATTCTGGGCTTGTTGGAGTTAAAGTGTTAAATTTGCACTGTCTTTCAAGAAGAAAGGCAGGTTGCATTTCCCGTGGGTGGTTAGTTTGCGTGTTCAGGCTGCTGGCGGTAACGTGAACAATGGCACGAACGCAGGTGCGTCCAACTCGACTGCGAACAACGCAGCTTCGACTACGAATGCGAACTACTCGTCGCCCCTATACTTTGGAAAAGAAATAAAAGCGACAGGGAAATGAACCTTGCCCCTTGGCAAAAGATGACAGGACAAAAAGGGTGTCAGTAGGGCGCAAGCCTCGACCGCTCCCGATTATGCAAAGCAGACTTTAAGACCCATAGACCCAATGACCCGAAGACCCGATGAAACGAAAAGGTTATTTGTTCGAGCATATCTGCTCGATGGAAAACCTTTTGCAGGCGTTCCACAATGCGAGCAACGGCAAAAGGAAACGCGATGAGGTTAAACGGTTCGAGGCCGATTTAGACACCAACCTGCGGCAGTTGCAGGCGGAACTGACGACCCGAACCTATACGACCTCCGCTTACGAGGTGTTTGTCAAATACGAACCCAAACGCCGCGAAATCTACAAGCTGCCTTTTCGTGACCGTGTTGTCCAATGGGCAATCATGCAGGTGCTTGAACCCGTCTGGACGCCACAGTTCACCTCCGACACCCATGCCTGCATCCACGGGCGCGGTATTCACTCGTTGCTTCGGCAATTGCGCACCGACCTGCGCCGTGACCCTGACGGGACGCGGTACTGTCTTAAAATCGATGTGCGCAAGTTCTATCCCTCCATCGACCACGACATACTTAAACAGGTCATTCGGCGCAAACTGAAAGACCCCGACGTGCTTTGGCTGCTGGACGGCATCATAGATTCAGCCAGCGGCGTGCCTATCGGCAACTACATTTCCCAATATTTCGCCAACCTGTACCTTTCGGAACTCGACCACCTGTTAAAGGAGGACGTCGGAGTGCGGTACTATTACCGTTACGCCGACGATATTGTACTGCTTTCCGACAGCAAGGAGTATTTAAGCGGCGTTCTGGTATATATCAACCATTACCTGAACGATAGCCGCCTGCTCACGCTGAAAAGCAACTTCCAAATCTATCCCGTGGAAAGTCGGGGCATCGACTTTGTCGGTTACGTGACCTACCACACCCACTGTCTTGCCCGCAAGCGCAACAAACAGGGATTGTGCAGGGAACTGGCCGCATTGCGTAAAAAGGGGCTGCCTGACGAAGAAATAAGGCTTCGCGTGGCTTCACGCATGGGCTTTATGAAACACTGCGACAGCAATCATTTATTAAAAATACTCGGTATGAAAAAATTTAGCGACATCAAGCCCAAACAGGGCAAATTAACGGGTGGCAAGTACCACATCGACACCATCCTGAACCGTGAAATCCATATAACGGCTTTCGACGTTTCGCAATCGAAATACGACGGTGAAATGCTGACGCTGCAATATGAGATTTACGAGCAGATGGAAGACGAGCAGGGCAAAGTGATAGACGACGAGGGAAACCCCGTCATGGCTTGGGTAAAGCACATCACTTTCACGGGGTCAAAAGCCCTTATCCGCCAGCTTGACGGTGTGGAACTGACCGAACCCGTTGCAGCAAAAATAATCAAGCAACCAATCGGGACAGACGGCAAACGCTGCTTTTACAGCATAGTCGATCCCGACCAATAAAAAGAGTAATGAACACAGTAAGCTACATTGAAAGGAAGAAGTATGTAAGGTATGACGCGGACAGCTACCTGCTTTATCTGAACGAAGCCCCCGCCGACGTGGTGGTGGACGAGGATAGCGGCGAAACTGCCCGCGGCTACTCCTACACAGGTGAAGAAACCGACGGTTCCACCCGTATTTCCGTCGATGCGTGTACCGTTACCGACGAGAACCGCCGCGGCAAGTTCGTGGCAGGGCTTATCGGCAGGCGTTACAGTATCGACGACCAAATTGCCATTCTGGCAAATAGCGACAACACGGACGAACATGCCGATGAACTGCGCGAGTTTGAAGCCTACCGCGCCGAATGCAAGCGGCAGGTGGACGAACTGCTGAACCGATAGAACCTGAAAGAGGGGGGAAAGAAAAAGCCCCCGACCTGTTAGTAGTATCCTACCACATACTAACACAAAGATGCGCCACAACGCACAGTCAGGGGCTTAATATGCCTTTTGACCGCGTTGTGACGCTTTTTTGTGTATGCGGTAAAATCCGCTCGTATGTGGTAGGACTGCAAAAGTACGAAAAATAACTTAAACCCTATTTATAAACCATTAAAACATTGTTAGTATGCTGAATGATTAAAGAAAATCTGTTTGTACTTAAACAAACCTCGTCGCTTGGCGAGCTGCTTATCAAACCCGTGGCAAAGGAACTTGCCCGCCAAATGGTGATAGAACACCATTATTCCCATAAATGGAACTTTGGCGGCTTTGGAGTGTTTAACTTCGGGATCTTCCGCGCTGACGAACCAGACAAATGCCTCGGCGTTGCCGTTTATGGTTACATGAAAAACATGAACGCAAATATATTCCATCATCCTAACCCGAAAGCGTGGATGTGCGAATTAAACCGTTTGTGGATTGACGACTGCCTCGGAAAGAACGCGGAAACCGTGCTTATTGCTGCCAGCATCAAGCTGATCCGCAAAATGGACGCCAATGTCGTGGCGATACAAAGTTTTGCCGACGGTCGTTTAGGTTGCGGAACAATTTACAAGGCGGCCAACTTCAAATATTACGGCTTTCATTACACGCGCTTTCTGCGCAATAGGCGAACGGGCGAATTTACCCATGAACAGATACTCACAAACACGACATCGCCATCTGGCTACGTGCGTTCAAATGTGGCCTTTTTGCTTGGCGATTTGGAGGTGTTCGTGGTGAAAACTTACCGTTACATTTATCCTTTGTGCAAACATTTTCAGTTTAAGACGAAAGAAAAGCCTTATCCTGAATATGACAAAGGAATGGAGCAAATAGAGTGGGAAAGAGATAGGCGTAAGATAAAGGCAAAAGTCATTTGCCTGCTTGACAAGCTGGTCGCATGA